CTTTCCCCGATAGGAGCATTGCCGCAATGCCAGTACGGGTCAATCCATTGAAGGTTCTTTGCGTATAACGGCAGAGAACAGGAGTGATTTCGTCAAACCCAGATTTCCCTAGATTTCTGGGAACGGTGTTACCATTGTTTGCGTGATTTGCGGCAAGGAGTTTTCAGTTCCTCCTCGTAAGAAGCATAGAACGGTTTGTTCGCCAGAATGCGCTTGTGGGCAAAAGAAACTCAAAAGAATTGTAGTAAATTGTGCTAGTTGTGGTAAGGATTTATCGCTTCCCAAAAGTAGTGTAGAAAAAAGACGTTTGCATTTTTGCGATATTGTATGCTTCAATAATTACCGATCCCCTAGCATAGATTTGATAAAAGAGTTTCATGCCCTTGGTCTTAAAAATGTGGAGATGATAAATCGGCTAAAAGTCGATCAAGGGACCATTACAAGACATTTGAGAAAATTAGGTCTTAGGAGTAATGGTTTAGGTGAACCTTTAGAAACTAGACAGGAAGGTGACAAAATACTAGCCCACTGTCAGGGGTGCAAGGAATGGAAGGAGTTGACTAATTTTTGTGGTCACAAAATTTGTAGACGATGCAGATATGATGATGAACGTGAAAAATGGTTGGAACTTGTGAATTCTGATATTGGTATTTATTTCCAACATAAGCTAGGTGCTGCACAAAACAGAGCAAAGAAAAAAGGTATGGCGTTTGATTTGGATGTTCCCTTTTTATTGGACATTTATGATCTGCAAGGGAATGTTTGTGGATATAGTAAAGGGCTTATGACTATGGAACAGGGGAAGGGCAGGGGACCAAATGCTTGTAGTATTGACCGATTTGATAATACACTTGGGTATTTACAAACAAATATAATATTGTGTACATGGAAAGCCAATACTGCAAAAACAGATTTTTCTCTCGATGAAATTTTGATCTATATGCCTTTTTTTTATTTTCAAGCGATGCAGTTCCCGTGGATTAAGAATAAGCACACTGATAATGTGCGAGCGATTATTGCTAGTATGCCCGATGCAGTGTAATAGAGAGAGCTTATTTAGTCGTAACTGACTTGGCAAGATTTCGAGGATAGTCTGGATCGTAATTCTTTGCCAAAGCAATGTAGTAAGCCAAGAGTTGTATCGGGATAATTTCTGATACAACTCTTTCTATTTCTGTGCTGCCTGCTGGCACTTCTATCCAGTGGTCATACAGAGAATTGTGCCTCTCGGCAATTCCGATAATCTTGGCTCCCCGACTTTTGACTTGCTTCCCACTTATTTCCATATCAGAATAGGTTTCATCGCTTGGATGCAGCAGAATTACATAAGAGCTTTCGTCAATGAGAGCTAGTGGGCCGTGCTTTAATTCACCGCCTGCCAAACCCTCTGCGTGGATATAAGCAAGCTCTTTGATTTTCAAAGAAGCCTCAGATGCGATTGGGTGGTTGATTCCACGACCTAAGATGTAAATGTCGCTTACATCTTTAATTTCGTAAGCAATTTCTCTAACTTTATTTTCTTCTCTGAGGGCTTGTTTGACACAATTCGATACAGATTTGAAATCTATATTCTCGAATTGAATATGAGATGCTATCCCGGCCAACAATAGAATTTGCGACGTAAAGCTCTTCGTGGCAGCTACGCCAATCTCCGGTCCACAATTGATTGGCAATACTAGATCGGAAATTCCAGCTAAAGTAGAAGCTGTTTTGTTGACAACAGCAATGATTTTGGCCCCTTTGTGTTTAGCCATCAAAACTGTTTCCAATACATCAGCACTCTCGCCACTTTGCGATATTGCCAGCAATACAGACTTTTCATCAAAGTCGTGGTTTAAGAATGGACATTCGCTCGAAATGATTGGCTCTACTTTTATCTTATGTTTATTTAGAAGATATTTGCCTATCAAACAAGCGTTATAGCTTGTGCCACTTCCAGTAAAGTATATGCTTTTTGCCGCACAAAGCATTCTAGCAGCATCAAAGGTGTTACATTCAGGTGTGTTACACTGAATCTTTTTGACTGTATGGATTTGCTCGTGGATTTCTTTGATTGTAAAATGGGCGTAATCTTCCTTGTAAGCGTCAGCCACTTCCCTTGAGAGTTGTACGGTCTTGTGTTTTACTTCTTTGCCCTCAAAGTTGTAAATTGTCATTCCACGAACTTTTGGCGGTTCTATTACAGCGAATTCTTTATTTTCAAGATAGATGGCTTGATCTGTACTTTCGATAAATCCCAATACGTCGCTTGCAACAATGTAGCCCAATGGTGCTAAACCCACGATAATTGGCTCGTGATTTCTTACAGCCACCAGTGTTTCGTCATCAAATATGGCCAAAAAAGCATAGTGTCCTTTTAGGTATTTTACAACTTCGAGGACTGCTTTCTTTGGGTCTTGTCTTTTAATATAGAAGTGTGCTAGAAGATTAGCAATTACCTCACTATCGGTGTCGCTATTGTGGGTGAATCCAAATTCAGCTTTTAATTCTTCGTGATTTTCTATAATCCCGTTGTGAACTATAGCAATCTTGCCAAGCAAAGTATCAACATGAGGGTGAGCATTGTCTTCACTTACTTTGCCATGAGTTGCCCAACGAGTGTGGCCAATTCCCACACCACCGGGCAGTTTATCAAGATTTTGTTTCCGATTAACATCTTGTACTTTGCCTACGCCCCGTGCAAGATTGAGTTGTTTGTCAAATGTGCAAGCTCCGACGCTATCGTAACCACGGTACTCCATTTTTTGAAGTCCACGCACAATAGTCGGAGCTACATCGCTTTGAAAAGAACAACCAATTATCGAACACATCTATTGCCTTCTTTGAGTAATTTCTTGTAGTATTCTACTTTTTCACGGAGAACGCTACGAGGGGCAATCCAATCGAAAGTTTCTACATCATCGCCCTGTTGCTCTTTTGCTGCACGCAACCTTAGAAGTTTTTTCATTGCAACTTTAACTTCGTCGTTCATTACCAAATCAGTAAGTTTTTCCATTGTTTCGTCATCAATGATTCCATCTTCTTTAGCTTTGGCAATTTGTTCAAGGGCTGTATGAGGGTCCAGAGTATCATCTAGTATGTGGGTACGATCCTCTTTCCCTTCTTCTTGATCTTTTGGCATATTTGGTGGCATCGAATCTTGGGGAATTTCTGCCGTCCTACTTGTTGCTGGGTTCGTTGGGGTTACTGGCTCTGTACGGTCTTCGCCCGCATCATCAGCTAGTTTTTCTCTTTCGATTTCTACGTCAGATTTACGACCTCTGCGGGACAACTTGTCCACATATTGGTGGTAGAGCTTCTTTGCTTGCTCCAAGCGTCTTTCAAAGTCTTGGCGACTTGTAATTGGATCGCTATCGAGTTCAACACGCTCTTGTCTTCTTAATTCATTCCAAATGTGTTTGCGATCCCGGTTATAGAGCAGTGGTGTACGAGGATCACCAAGTCTCAATATCCAAGGAAGAACTAAACCCTTGAGTTCTTTTTTGGCAATTCTTCTCTGGTGTCCACCACCGTAGTTGTTCCAAGCTGCTATCTCGCTTGGACTTAAATTCTCCCATGCACGATCACCAGTATTAGGTTTTTTATCCCAATACGATGAATAGCTTGGTCCCACATCGCCGCTTTCGGGTTCTGGGGATTCTTCTGGTGGAGCTTCGTCGCTTGTTGCCCCGCCCGATGGAGGCGTGTCGTGGTCAATTGTTGCCGTGCGATTCAGGTCAGCTATTACACGATCCAACGTAGCTGGATCGGTAGCGCCAGCAATTGCCTTTTTGTAGGCTTCATATTTGTCTTCTGGGAACCCTCTTTCTTTGGCTTTATCGAGGGCTTGCATTGCAGTCGCACGCTTGGCGTCTATTCCTTCTGCGGGCGTTTCTGGATTCTCTGATTCATATTTAGACAAATCTTCTTCAGCCTTGTCTAATTCGTCTTCATCAATATGTTTTTTGATCTTATCATATGCTTCATCTTCGATAAGACCGCCCAGAGCTTCCAATCTATCTCTTAGCTTTTGTTTGCTATCAGCAACCTCATCGCCCGTACTCTTTCTCTTTTGAATTTCTTCAATTCTCTTGAGGGCCAATTTGGGATTGGTTTTCGCCAAACTGAGAATCTGTTGGTACTCATCTTCATCAATAATGCCACGCTCTTTCATTTGCTTGGCAAAAGCCTCAGCACCCTTGCGATCATTCTCAGGGTCTTCGACAGGTCCAGTGGGTGTGGGTGTGGGACCAGCGGGAGCAGGAGAGGCTGGTGCAGAACCGCCAGCACCATAAATATGATCTTTCACAGTTTTGACAAGCATTGCTTTAAGTTGCGTACCCCACTGATTGATAAGCCGCATTATTGCAAGATTTTCAGTGCCCGGAATAGTATCTTCGAGCAGTGTATCAAGTTGGGTTTCTAGCAGCCTGCAATGTTCACGGAAAAGACGATATTCTTCGATAGGAACAGTGCGCAGCATGACGTGTTCTGGGTGTACTTGACCCAGATCATCACCGAGTTTGTTATTCCAGAAATAGGGATTATCTTGGTTATATCTCCCCCACCATAAATTGGACATGGTGTTCTTAAATCTGTCCCATATCCCACGTTTCGCCTGTGGGCGTGTCATGGGGTTGATGAGAGAAGATTTCAATTGCCCAATCATCTTATCCACTTCTTGTGGAATTCGGTCTAAAAGGGCTTGAACTTTCTGGTCTAAAGCAGCGTCTTCAACTATTTTCATGGCATTCTCCTTGCCATATATAGTCACGGGAAAATCAATGTTGCTCGCTTATATATTCGCCAATTTTCTTTAGAGACATAAGGCAGGAGTCGAATCGGTGGAAGTCGCTGGAAAGGTATTCCAACGCCAATTCATCGAAGCGGTCTTTGTCCTCTCCTTCTACCTCAAAATAGATGGCTTTACCCTTTTTGCCCAAAACTTTATATTTGTGCATCAGGATAAATGCTGCGGCCCCTAAGTCCGTGACAAATCTATGGGATTTTGAAGCAAAGGGATATTCCCCGATCTTCTTTAGGGACATAATACATGCGTCAAAGCGATGGAATTCGCTGGATAGATAGTCCAAAGTAAGTTGGTCGAACTTCTCGGCTGTCTGTTCCTCGGCTGTAAGGAGAAAGAAAATTTCTTTCCCTTGACGACCAATCACCTTGTAATCGTGCATTAAAATGTAAGCGGCTGCGCCCAGATCGCTTACACTCTTCTTATTAGTTGTCATTTCTTCCTTTCAAATTCAAGGGAAGGGCGAATTGCCCTTCCCTGTTCTCGCTCTCGTTTAGAATATCTTTTCAAGTTGACTCTGGATGGCTCGTGCCACCATCTTTGTCGCCTTGGCATTCCCAACAATGCACTTCAAGCCTCTATGAGCGGTGTCGATAGATTCTTTTGTGAATTTAGTGGTCATGCCATTAACGGCAAGGAAGTCGCCTTGAATAGAGAATAGAGAATGTATAGCCCATTTTCCTGTGTAGAAGTCCCAACACATCTTCTGGATTGATTGAGGGATATACGGAATCATTGGACGGGAATTCTTTGGCTACGTTAGCCAAGATCACATCAATATTGTCCAATCCAAAATCTTCTTTCTTGGGATCAGCAAATATTCTTCTATCTTCGGCACATTCATACCAAGTTTTACAATGGACGTATTCTGGTTCCTCGTTGAGTCCAGATAGTTCTTTGAGTTCTTCGCAAGCAGTTTCATCCAATTCTTCAACTGGCTTGTGCCGGACAGATTCAATCTTTTTAGCAAGCTCTTCTGCGGAATCTATTTTCCACAGATTCTCGCAGGCTTGTCTCTTCATTTCGTCTTTCACGAATTCATTGTCGAATTCTCGAAGAGGCAATTCATCAAAATGTTCCTGTTTCATCCAAACCTTTTCACCAGTATCATTTTGAATCTCGTATCTTTCACCGTTCAAAATGCCTACTTTGTGTGTTTGGAAAACCTCATAGACCTTGCCATAGGTCATATTTTTGGCGTTGCAATCGAGCAACGGGCAGAATTTTACCTTCTTGACAGGCTTAGAGTAGTCCCTGTCAATTTGCTTTTCTTCGTTCATAACTCATCCTTTTATTTAATTGTTATTTCGCAGCTTCTGCGGCAATTAAGCAACCACGAGCTACGCTGTAAAGTGGATCGTTCGGTTTTACGACTTCACCCACCTTAATTGGTAAGTTTGCTTGCACCAGTGTATCTTTAAACAAAGTTGCGAAGCCATAGGGAGAAGATGTTCCTCCCGCTATCACTATGTCAACAGGATTTTCCGTGTGAACAGCTTTGTTTGCCCCGGCCAAACCCTTCTTGATTCCAGCAATAGTATGTTCAATCATTAGTCGATATTGAGTCTGTATTGCACGTTCTACTAAGTTGGTCGGTGGTTTTGACAAGTCGATCTTAGTCTTTTCTTTGTTGATGAAAGTCGGTGTCTCGCCAGTTGCTTTCGCAGCCTGCTTGTCGATCCAGTCACCGCTATTCACAATGGCGAAGGTGAATACGGGCTGGCCATACATGGCGTAGCAGATGTTTACCATACCAGCACCAAAGCTGATGCCAATACCTGTGTATGCCTTTTTGCCTAGCTCGGCATAAACTAGAGCCAACGCCTCGTTAATTGGATTGGCATTTACTTTGAAGCCCTTATCGGACTTGTAAGCCTTGAAGATGGCTTCTAGCACTTTTTGGTGGTAGTCGGCATCTGTATCTTCGTTAATGGCATTGGCCGGTACACAGTAATAGAGTGTTTCGTTGTCTTGTTTTACATCATCTAATAGGCTGTGGACCATAATGCTTAAAATTTGGAAAGCGTCTTTTTCCTTGGGATTGACGCATCCGTGGGCCATAGGTCGCTTGAGTTCTAGTTGGCTCATTGTATAAGCCATGTTTACGGCGGCTTCGCCAAGGGCGTAAGCGACGTTTTCACGCTCGATAAGCGGAACGCCAGCGTTCTTCATCATGTTAAAGACGAAGCGATTTTCGAGAGGAAGCTCCAAAAAGGCGTTCACTTCTCGTTTATTCACAAAATTGCCCTTGTCGTCTCTGCTGCAACAAACAAGGTTGTATGTACCTACGTCAAAACCTAGTGCCATGATTACTCCTTTTTTCCAAATTGAATTTTCGGGGAAGCCTCAAAATCCGGCACTTCCCAATTGAAGCCAGTTGATTTGGGCTTTTCTTTTTCTTGTATCTCTTGTTTAACAGATTGCGCAGAAACAGCCACACCATCGCCGTTCAGGTTGATGTTAAGCTCCAATGTAATGGAAACTTGGCATTCACCGTTTTTTGTGATAACCTTTACTTCGTTAGGTTTTATGAGTTGTGGCAATTTTTCTCCCAATTCACAACAATGTTGCTACACCTATAGTTATACTCTATAAGAGAATTTTGGCTTATTTTTCCCACGGCCACTTCTCGAACATTTTCCTAACCCCTTCTTGCAATTCCTCTTTGGTAAGTTCGGTCAAACAGGGCTTCTGGGGCTTTCTACATTTGGGGCAGTCGCCAAACTTGAAGCAAGGTCCGCAATCCCAATTTCCGTTATCTCGATGCTTTTGAACCAATATGAAATCAAAATGTTTGCCATAGGCTTTACCATCGGCAAAGGTGAAGATTCCCATTAAGGGTTTGTTCAATCCCCCTGCTAGATGAAATGCCGCTGTGTCCACAGAGATGATGTAGTCCATTTCTTGGAAATAACAAGCAAGTTCTTTAAGAGATATTTTGGATATTGTTTTGATGCCGTATTTCTTTAACGCTTCCAGTTCTTCCTTGTGATAGGCCAACAAAACATGATCTTTTGTGGCCTCGGCAATAGCTTCTAGTTGATGGGGCAACAACGTCTTGGTTATCATCTTAGAAACAGGGGCAAACCCAATCAAAGCCTTCCCATCTTGTTTGAATTTTTGGAGATTTTCACGAACTCGTTCGTGGATTACCGGGTCCAAACGAATGTGCATATTGTGGTGTTTAAGCTCGACTCCACAATATTTAGCCCAAATATCGCTGCGATGATCGAGGCAATAGGGTGCCCGCATATTTTCGTAACGGTCGGCAATTGTCACACAGGTATTGTAAACAGCAATGTAATCTTGAGGATTGACTGTACGAGAATCTATCACTTCTGAAATGTAGGGATGATCGCTGGCAGCATCCATGTATTCTGGCAAGCAAGCAAATACAAATTCGGCTTCCGGCATGATATTTTTGAAGTCCTCAAATACCATCCGGTGCATGTATACATCGCCTAATCCGCCCTTGTCGTGCCAAATCAGGACTCGGTTTCTTTTTGCGTGAAACTCCTTGATACTCAGGGGTTTCGGTTTGTAGACTTTTTTGTTTAGTGAAGGCATACCCTATAAAAGAAAAGAGCCACCGTATTTCTACGATGGCTCTCGATTATTTCTTGTTCAAATTTGTTTAGCTGTTGCAAACACTCTTTACAGAGAGAAGAACTTGAACGTCTGCGGCTGTACCACCAGATACGTTGTTCACAAATTCGAGCTTGGAAACAGACAGGTCGCCAGAGTTGAATACCTGTGTTTCGCTGGCACCAATGTCGATTACAGCGTCGGCTACGCCGTTGATACGGCAACGAACTGCGGTCGAACCTTGGTTGGCAATCTGTACGAATACAGCGTAGCCGCCCGTGTCGCCAAGAACGTCAATTACGTTGTCTTCATAGTCTGTGCCCTGAAGAACAAGCATGTTGTAAACCTTCGGGAAGGTCGTCTCTACATCGCCATCGTGGTAAGCAGAACCGTCGTCGGTTACAACTTCGATGAAGGCTTGTGCGAGAGGAACTTGTGGGTAAGCAAAACGCTTCCAATAGTTACAGTCCGTGAATGTTTCGCCGTCAGCTAACTTGCGGTATGTCTTGCCGGGGCCAGTTACATAGATTGTACGCTGAATGGATGTTGCGAATTGGCTACCATGATCGCCTTCAACACCACTGTCAAAACGCTTGTCAAGCAAGCCTTGGGCGGTGTTGTTTAATTTTACTCTAAATACACTCATTGCTATTGCTCCTTTGAGTATTGAATTTATTGACCTTATCTCTGCCTTTATATATTGTGCTGCTATTATATTTTGAAAACATCTAGGTTGTAATAAAGGCTTTTGTATAAATTTTCACCGATTCCAGTGGGAATGAGTGTGGTTTTGATTCCTTGGGTTGGTGCGAGGGCAGTAAATTCATTTTCAACGCCAATTACCCATGCTGCGGACTCTAATCCGCCATTGATTACCGGCTGCATGTTTTTTGAAACAACGTATTTTTCGACCTTTTCTATTTGCTCTCTACTTAATGATCTGGTGGGTGATGCACCGAAGGGGTAAATAGAGCAGAGATTGCCACCCTTTTTTTGTTCTGTTCTGATGAGTAGTTTTGGGATATTGGATTCTCTAAGCAATTCTTCAACAGGATGGGTCTGCATGTCACAGAAAAGTTCTCTAGTGTAGCCATATCTTTCTTTGACATATTCACTTGCCTTGAGAGTTTTCGGTGAATCTTCCAGTAAATAGTAAGCGTCGTCTTTGCAAGCTAAATATATTTCGATGCCGGAATAAATTTTCTCAATGCTTGGTCTTATAAGTTTGAGTTGTACCAAGTATTCGTTGCAATTACCGACATACATAATGCAATAGCGATTTTTGACTTTTGCGTAAGTTGTTAAAGGAACACTCATGGAAAATGATCCAGACAAAGTTAAATTGGCGAAAGAAGCAGGCCAGATTTTTTCCGATCAATTCGGCCCTGACGATATTTACAAGAGTATTTTATTCGAGGTTTTCTTAGAAGAACTCAAACTAACAAAGGACAAAAATGGCACAGAAAGAAACCAAGGTATGGATTTATCTGACGAGACGGGACAAGAGCGGAGTTAGATTTTTATCTCAATTCCGAGGCAAAGAGGAAGTATCCCCTACACGGCTTAAAGAAGTAGCAAACTTGAATCTGCCGCCCGCAAATACTCAAAAATTGACCGAAATTGTTTATGAATCGAGATTGGAGTGGGAGCCGTGGATAGAATCTGCCGACTCCTTTGACAACATCAAGGATAAAATAAAGAAGAGAGGATATACCAACCTCCCGATTTCTTTCATCCCAGAGGTTAGGAGTAACAATATCGCTCTCACGCCAGAAGTTTATACTTCAAATCTCAATAAAACAAAGATCATGACGAGACGACAGGTTTAGTCTGGTCTTTTCACGAACATACGGTGAATTAAAAATTCGCCAGATTCAACACCTATTTTGAAGTAGTGTCCATCTACTTCCTTGATAACTCCACCGTTCTCTTGGAAGTCCTTGGCTATTTCTTTAATTTCTTTAATTTCTTCTTCTTCATCATTGTTTTCCGCTTCCATGCGGTTCATGAGTTTTTTGATAGATACCTTTGACTCAACATACATGCCGACTAAATTTTTGCGGTACGGAGATTCCTCTTGTTGGCTTTCCATCCACTTCTTAAAATCAGCTAAATTAAATTGTCCAAAGTTATCTTCATAATTCCTTTTACTCATATTCAACCCCCTTAATATTCAACCCCCTTAGTTGAAAAAGGACTGTATCTCGTCCTCATTTATATATGCTGCATTTTCATATAACGGACCATCCGAATGATCTTTTACGTCTGTTTCGCTGTATTTCATAGATTTGAGCCAATATGCAGTCGCATCAATCAGCCCGTGAGCTATGTTCTGTTGCGGATACTGCCACAGACCGTTATGTAATTTCTCTGCTCCCGGTCGTTCCTGATCGAAGCTGTCATCACAGCAAAACAGAAGAACTTTCTCTGTCCCAAAGTGGTAGCACAATTGAAGTGCTGCACAAATGGGATTGCGATAGTCGTCTATTTGATACTTTATTTTTTCATACGCTCTTCCAGTATAACCTTCTTCATTCACTGGACAATATTTATAGATGCTGCCCTTATCTTTGTAGTGAAATAAAAACTCATAGTTGGTTCTAGTTGAGGCTATACATTTGGGTAATCCCCGATTTTTTCGAGGCATAAATTTCATGCACTCATCATAGGGATTGTTTACCAAGTAATATGTCATATTTCTTTCGGGTGCCTTCCACATCTTTAGGGATTGGTTTACTCCGATGATGGCCACATCCTTGGGAAGAATCTTTGCCAACTTCAAGTGTTTTTCTGCGAATTTGCACCCATCAGAAACAATTACCACTTTGTCGTGGTAGAAATTCTCAGTATCTATCCAAGCATATCTTCCTAATGAATTTTGTATTTCATTCTTTAGAAATACAAAATAATCATTTTTGTTATAGGTCTTGTTTATGTCAATGTAAGGAACTCCGCTTTTGGCAAAATTCCTTACCCACATATTTTCTTTCGTCAACAGGAATTCATTCCCATTGTTGTGCTTCTTAATTCTCATGGTTTGTGAACCTTTGCCATGTATATTGTGCTTAAACTGACTTCTAACAAATTGGCAATTTCTTTCCAAGTTTTTCCTTCCGATTTTAATTTAATTGCCAATTTCTTTTTGTCTTCTGTTAATTGTCCACGCAAAGGCTTATATTTCTTAGGCAAACCATGCTTGTATAATGTGACTCTATCTACACCAATAATATCAGAAATCTCTTCCCAAGTTTTATTTTGATTTCTTAGTTCTTCAGCTTGTTTGATTTTTTCTTTAGTAAGTGTTTTATAGTGTTTTCTATTTTTGGTTTTTGTATTGTATTTTTTGTCATACCAACCAAATTCTTTAATTATTCTAAAAAGATGTGTGTGACAAATATCTAATTTGTCTTCTATGTCTTCCCAAGAAGAACCTTCTTCTCTCATATCTTTAATCTTGTCGAGGAAGTTAGGAGTTACTTTTATTTCACATCCTTTGCCTTCATTTTTATATAAACCATGTTCTTCAAGAATATTATAAACAGCCGCTCTACCTATTCCAATTGCTTTTGCTATTTTAGAAATTTGTTCTCCACCAAGAAACATTTCTATAATTTTTTGTTGGTTTTTAAGTCTTTTTACTATTTCTTTTCCATGTAAAGATAATGCTGCTGTACTAAAAAGTTTGGCGTCATGTACTAAAGAGTGGCAATTGTTACACAATGGCACCGTTTTATTTCCCCCTTTAGACCTTGGAATAACATGATGTTCTACATCTGCTTTTTCTCCGCATTCAAAACAAACTTTCATAAAATATCTCCTTTCAAAAGATACTTTATTATAGTGCAATGTGTAGAAATTTCAAATTTAATTTGTACACGGCACAATAGCTACACATTGTAGTTTCTCGCCCTCTCCCGTTAAACGATTAACATCCAATTGGATTTTTACGTCAATAGGTGCGCCTTTATAAACCAATTCCACTTCTGGCTTGTCAGGCATAACAAGTTTAATTTCAGATGGAATTTCTCCAACCAAGCTAATGTGTTTGGGGATTCCCACAACCTGAATCTTGTCGGGTATTTCCGATGCATCCAATTTGATGGACTTCGGGAAGTCCGGGGTCACTTCCAACATGATGGATCGTGGGATACTCGAAGCGTCAATCGGAATAGACTTTGGCAAATTCTCAGCAATCAGCTTGATTTCCGTTGGGACGTTCTCATTGATTACCTTAATTTGCTTAGGTATAGCTGCCGCATCAATGCTTATTGACTTAGGCATATTTACAGGTTCTATCCGTACAAGAGTTGGAATATCGTGAATGACACGAATATCTGGCATATCAGGTGCCAACACCTTGATAATAGAAGGTATTCCTATATCTCCCATACTTACCTCAAGATTTGGGTCGTTATAATCGACTGCTCCAAATCTTGAAGCGAACGGTGTAGTGCCGGGACACGATACCGAAACCGTACAGCTACACGAAGGTGGTGTGCCCCAATTGACCGTTACTTGTGGTGGCGAACCGAAGTTTACAGTCGGGAATGCTGGTGCTGGACCAAATGTAATCTGTGGTATTGTCGGGGCCGGTCCAAACGTAATCTGTGGTATGGTCGGTGCCGGTCCAAATGTAATCTGTGGTATGGTCGGTGCCGGTCCAAATGTAACTTGCGGTATGGTCGGTGCCGGTCCAAACCCAATGTTCGGAATCGTTGGTGCTGGTCCAAACGTAACCTGTGGTATCGTCGGGGCCGGTCCAAATGTAATGTTCGGAATCGTTGGTGCTGGTCCAAACGTAACCTGTGGTATCGTCGGGGCCGGTCCAAAGTTAATCGTAGTACACAAATTAGGTGCAGGACCGAAGTTAATTGTTGTTGGAAACGTCGGGGCCGGTCCAAATGCAATGTTCGGAATCGTCGGAGCAGGACCAAATGTAATGTTTGGTATAGTCGGTGCAGGACCAAACGTAATATTTGGTATAGTCGGAGCAGGACCAAACGTAATACTCGTCGGAATGGTCGGTGCCGGACCAAATGTAATACTTGTCGGAATGGTCGGTGCCGGACCAAATGCAATACTTGTCGGAATGGTCGGTGCCGGACCAAATGTAATATTTGGTATCGTTGGAGCAGGACCAAACGTAATACTTGTCGGAATAGTCGGTGCTGGACCAAACGTAATATTTGGTATCGTTGGAGCAGGACCAAACGTAATGCTCGTCGGAATAGTCGGTGCTGGACCAAACGTAATATTTGGTATCGTTGGAGCAGGACCAAACGTAATGCTCGTCGGAATAGTCGGTGCTGGACCAAACGTAATGCTCGTCGGAATAGTCGGTGCTGGACCAAAGTTAATTGTTGTTGGTATCGTCGGAGCAGGACCGAAACTAATGTTCGGAATGGTCGGTGCAGGACCAAAGTTAATCGTTGTTGGAATGGTCGGTGCAGGACCAAAGTTAATCGTTGTTGGAATGGTCGGTGCAGGACCAAAGTTAATGTCTGGTATCGTTGGAGCCGGACCAAACGTAATGCTTGTAGGAATGGTCGGAGCCGGACCAAACGTAATGCTCGTCGGAATGGTCGGGGCCGGACCAAAGTTAATGATAGTCGGAATGGTCGGGGCCGGACCAAATGTAATGCTCGTCGGTATCGTTGGAGCCGGACCAAACGTAATGCTCGTCGGTATCGTCGGTGCTGGACCAAACGTAATGCTCGTCGGTATCGTCGGTGCCGGACCAAATGTAATGCTCGTCGGTATCGTCGGTGCCGGACCAAATGTAATGCTCGTCGGAATGGTCGGTACTGGACCAAACGTAATGCTTGTCGGTATCGTCGGTGCTGGACCAAACGTAATGCTCGTCGGTATCGTCGGTGCTGGACCAAACGTAATGCTCGTCGGTATCGTCGGTGCCGGACCAAATGTAATGCTCGTCGGAATGGTCGGAGCGGGTCCGAAGTTAATTGTTGTCGGGAACGTCGGTACTGGACCAAACGTAATGACTGTCGGGAACGTCGGTACTGGACCAAACGTAATCAGTGTCGGGAAACTTGGAATAGGTCCAAATTCAATCAACACAGGAAAACTTGGGAACGGTCCAAATTCAATCAATATAGGAAAACTTGGGAATGGCCCAAAGTCAATCTGTATTGGGAAACTTGGGAATGGCCCAAAAGTAATGATCGACGGTATAACCGGCACGTCCACGAATGTGATAATAGAAGGAATATCAATTGGTGGGTCAAAGGTTATGACCGATGGTATGTTTATGTTGCCTAGTGGACCAAGATTTATACATGGTGTTACTAGGGGCGGCGGATTTATCGTTAGTGACGGCGGCGTTATCGTCGGAATAACTACAGGAGGAAGTTCTGGCAATTCTGGGATTTTGATTTCCAGAATTTCTTCTTCCTCTTGAATTCTTGGCTCTGTCGATTCATTTCTTTCTATTGGCGTTTGCACAATGGAGCATTTCTCTGTAGTAACAGTTACTACAGGGTCTACTCTGGCGCTTGGTGCATATCTGTGCGTTCCGATGGTACTACTGGTCGTTGAACTTCCATCGCCAAAATCTAATCTAAATCCTGTGTATGGCCCGTCTATTTGAATGTCGTAGCTTACTAAAGTACCCGCCGATGGGCTATCTTCGTCTACAGAGAAAAAGAAGGTTACGTCTGGGCATGTAAAATCGTCAAAGATAACATCCAGAGATTGTAGATTTCTAATTCTCCAATCTAATGTTTCTTGCTCGGTGGTGAAGTTCTCGCCAATGAAATTTTCAATTTTTAAGATTGCATCTACAAGTTGGTTGTGGTGTTCTGCTATAACATAGCCTCTTACCTCAGAACCAACTTTGTTGTACTTTGTTTGTTTGTTGCCTAAATTTCTAACACACTTTTTGAGCTTATTGACTTTGCCATAGGCGTTCTTGCCTACTGAATCGTAGTAGAACAATTCGCCTTCGATGTTCGCAAATCCATTATCAGCCCAGATTTCAGCTTTATCTGGGGCAACTGCTTTAATTGAAATTTCTTCGGACCAAGGCAAATTATCAGCGGTCGTGACTGTTTCTGATGTATTGTAAACCAAAAACAACGTATAGTCACTGTCATAATTTTTTGGGTATATTGGAACCGGAGGAAAATTATTTGCCATTTAAATCCTTAAAATATTGTCATATTCCATTGATCGCCAACTGGCCTCGATGTAATACTAGAGAATGTAAGGTCGGTTTCATTGAATTTGATAAACGACTTTTCGCTATAATCAAAACTCAAATAAACCACCTTATCTCCATCGCTCGCTGCCAGTAAAGTTTGTGACAAATTATCAAATCCAACTTTGGTATTGTCTTGCAATAATCTAAATGCAGTAGAGTTAATTCCGGGGCCACCTGTCTCCCAGACTGAACTTGTTGAGTTATAGGCTGAGATTGATCCCGAATTATTGAAGAAATACACACCTTTGCTAAGCGTCACTAACTGGCCTTCTTCCTTCACGGGTCCGGCCATATCTTGCAGCTTTCTAATATCTATAAATGGTTCTGATGTATTTCCACTGGTTTTGTAGAAGGTCTTTATTCTAAAGAAGTCCCCCACCCCCTGATTTCTTAGGAAAAAGCCTTCGCTGTCTTTCCAAGTTGAGCGGTAAACGCTCATATTCCCTTGCAGAGAGTCACCGCCACCATCATAAGTCACTTCATTTTGCTTTAATTCTGCCGCACCGTTTTTGTAGTTGCTATTTGTGAAGGTACTACTGGAAACCGTTAGCGAAGCCAAATCGAGAGTTTGTTTTTCTTGGTTTGTAGGGGAAGTATTTGGAGCCGGGTCTGGACCTTCGCCTCCAAGAATGAAATAAATATTTTCTGCATCTGCCAATCCGATCCAGTTCCAAGGTCTTGCAACCGGCGCTTGAGTGGTATAAGTGTCAGAAAACCCGTTAAATTCAGAAATCAATATTTCTTCTGTTAAATACGAATCTATGCTGTCACGTCCGCTTGCCCAATACAACAAACCAACGCCACTAATGCCTGATCCTGCTACGCCCCTCGGTGCGAATCCTACGTTGCGATGGAACTCTTTAAGTTGTTGTTCTTCGTTTGGTTCTCCCTCTAAAAACGACTGATTCACATTAAGCGTCATTAAGTTTGTTGATCTGGTTTTAAATGCTTCGCTAATCAATCCAAATTCTGCTGCATTTACTTGATTGGTCCCGTTATACAACCAAAGCCATAAATTGTATTTCTCAACAACGTCAATAGCGTTTTCGTAAGTAGTAATTCTGTAACTTCCGAACTTGGTGTCTACTCTGAGAATTAAGTCGTATACTCCACCAATGCTATAAGAAGCTCTCGCACTGTTTGAGTTTCCGTGAACCAAGTCATCTGCCAAAGACCATGTGTAGGCAACAATTGGGTCAATGGGACTTCCGCCACCATCAACTTCCTCGCCAGAGTATGTTCTGGTCGTGTTGGGATTTATTCCAGCGGGAATTTCCATATCCAACAAAAGTGTCGTTGGAGTTCTAATTTTGGGAGGCGTGGTATATGTTCCATCGGGATTACCGCCAAGAGGAACCCCTGCTTGGAAAAGCTGTCCGGCTCTTGGAATATAATCAATTAAAGCATTTTGTGGTGCTTCGATTCTGGCGTTGATGTATTGTGGGAAGATTACAGTATCTTCTCCAAAATCATTTCTAACTGTTAGTTTAACATCGTAATTGTTTGGGGTCGTATAGACTTTTTGTATTGTTCCGCCATCCAAATCTTGCACAATTACATCAGATTGATTGATTGGACCTTCTGTTGTGCTAATCAATACAACCGATGGCCCCGTGTTATCTCCAAAGTCCCAGATATAACTAATGACCCCCGTATTGCCATCTGTCCCTAAACGGAAGCTCAAGTCTCTGAACTCTACGGTTAGTGGGACAAGGCCAATTGTTTTATCGGCTGCAAACCATGCTTTAGGAACCAAAACTATCTTTCTCAGGTAGTTGATTCTTTCTTCCATAGTTCCTTCTAGGGGTTTAATTCCAACTTCGCCTTTTCTCCCGGCAAATCTTTCGATAGCAAGCACAGCCTCTTTGATGTTATTGTGGTGGCTGGCCATTACATTTTGAGTTACATTCGTAATATCTTTTGGTTTTGGATTATCCGTAAAGCCGGGGAGTAATTCCAAGTTATCAAAAGACACATCAGTTCTGCTGCCGTAATAAAAAGATAATGCCCGCAACTCAGCATCGCTACATTGTTCGGTTAGCGTGATAATTCCTGTTGGTGGGAATCTGCTAATTACTTCGTTATCGCCATAAACGAATATTTTGGTGTCACCGGGCAAATAGTCTCTTAGCAACCTTACTCTGAGGCTGTCATGCACAAGAAACAAATTGTCATCTGTGTCAATAGTCGTTGGGAAATTACTTGTTACTGGTATAGTCATTTACATCACCAAAATTTCGTTTTTTAAGAATGCCCGCTTTAGATTTTGGTTTTCAAACAAAATCAAAAGAGATGGGGTATAAGTGCCGGGCTTATCATACACATAATCAACTGTGTGTATGTTTGGGTCAAACACCGGGTAACTGGTTCCATCTATTGCCTCACCATTGATTTCACCTGCCCCATCAAAAATCCAATATCTTTGAATAATGTCTCCATCCGTTTGATCTACAAAGTTAAATTTGGTCGGTTCGATACTCAAACTCTCAGCAGTCTCTCTTGAGTACCCCTGATATGGGAGAACATAGAAAAATGGCGTTTTTGATTCTTCATTTACATTGATATAGTTCTTTTTGTAAGTAATTCCTTGGGCACCAAGAGAAGTAATTACGTTCAATTGAACGGAATAAACTCCTTCTGCTTGATATGTGTGAATCGGGCTTTTTTCTACTGACGTAGTTCCATCACCGAAGTCCCACAAATAACGCACAAGAGGGCCGGTGCTGAAATTCTGAAACCGCACTTGAAGTGGGGGTGGACCTTCGAGCCGGTGGGCACGGAAAATAGCCTTTGGAGCCAAGAACCTTGTTTCTTGAGCTTTAAGTATGCCATTCAACGAAGTCTCTGTAGGTCTTTCTGCTTCCCCCAAATTTCTTTCTATCTGAATAACAGCATCTTTAATGGCATTGTGATGCTCTGCCATCACAGCATTTGCGACCCAACTTCCAACCGGCCACGGATTTTGACGAGAGCCAGCAAAACCCCGAATTAAATTTCGG